CTCAAAAGCAGGCATCGGGTTACACCTGGACAGTTACCGCAGGCGATGTTTCAACTTTGATCACTGGCATCTACGGTTCCGCAGAAAACATTTCGGCAACCACCAATTTGTTCCCAACACATTTGGTTGTTTCTGTTGATGTGTGGCGCAAACTAGGTTCACAGGTTGACGATGTAAACCGTCCAGTGTTCCCAGCAATCGGAGCGCCTGGCCTTATCGGTCAAAACACGCTTGGTGCAGGATCGGCCGCTTCATGGTCGGGAATGAACCCACTTGGTTTGGAAATTGTTGTTGACGGAAACGCAGCCGCAGGAACCATGCTTGTGGTTCACGCCCCAGCCGTGGAATTCTACGAAGCCCAACAGGGAATGCGTAGCGTTGAAGTGCCTGACCTTTTGGCCCGTACTTTCTCCTACTACGGCTACTTTGCAACATTCGTTCAGGATGCCCAAAACCCAACAGCGGTTGCAGGAAGCCAGTTCGTTCAAGCAATCACTGTCGCTTAGTAGAAAGGCGGCTTTACCGCCATGGCTACTTACACCGTCACACATAAACAACTGATTGATAATTACGCCGTACTTCAATTACTGACCCCCACGGAAATTGAAGTCGGCACATCAATCACGGTTGCCGCAGTTGGCGCGCCATTCAACGGAACCTTCACTGTTTACGCCTGTCCCGAATATCTTTTTGTTGGCACAGACAGCGAAGGTGACTTAGATTTTGACCCATTCACACCAATTCCAAATCAAGTTCTTTTTGCTTGCACTGGAAGCGATGTTCAACGCGGCGCGGCAACTGGCACAGTTACCTATGCCCCTGTTTGCACCTGGATCACAGCAAATGACATAGCCGATTGGTTGTATGTCGCCACAGCAACAGCCGCAGACCAATCTTTTCTGACGATTGCAGCGGCCGCAGCCAACCAGTTCGCATACCGTAGGAGACAGGAAAGCGGCTATTTTGATTCGCTCAGCACCGTCCCATCGCAAGATGTGAAACTGGGGACAATGATGTATGGCGGCGCGCTCTACCGTCAACGCGGATCAGTGGATGCTTTTGCATCATTTAACGACATGGGAAGCCAACCCCCAATGGCGTTGTCAGGCTTAGTGAAACAATTGCTTGGCATTGAACGCCCTCAGGTTGCCTAGATGCCCACCGCTTACACCGACCTACTGAACAAAGCGTTGGACAGTCTTGCCGCCACTTTGAACACAATTACCCCAGCCATTCCAATTGTGACCGACCCCAGGAACATTCAGGCTGCTTGTGCATTCATTAACGCCCCCACCTTTACGACACCGCTAATGAAAAACAAGCGAATTCAATTGACATTTCCTGTTCAACTGATTGTTCCTGGGCCTTTTAACCTAGACGCACAACGCAAACTGTTGAACATGACCGCCCAAATGTTGGGGGCCAATGTGGCAATCACAGAAGGCCGCCCCACATCCATAGAGATTGGCGGCGCGTTGTACCCTTGCTATGAAGTTATTGTCAACATGGAAGCGAGTTCACTATGAAATTAATGATTATGTCAAGCAAGGTTGGCAAAGTGGGTGACTACTTTGAACCAACCGAAGGAATCAATGTCCAGGCTCTAATTGATGGCGGTTTTATTGCCTATGAGCCTGAATCCACCGACACACCCAAAAAATCATCTACTATCAAGAAAACACCTAAGGAGTAACAAATGGCCACTTCAACTTATCTTTCTAACCTGTCAGCATTGACCGTGAACAGCGTTTCATTGGTGGATCAATGCACAGGCATTGTGTTCACGCAATTGCGCGAAGCATTGGACAAAACAACGCTTGCGGACACTGGCCGCACATACACAGGCGGTTTGTACAACAACGAATGCACCATGACACTTTTTCAATCATATGCGGCAAGTGAGACTTACCAAACTTTGGCATCCATAGTTGGCACACAAACAACGATCGTTGCAACCGTCATTGAAGGTGCTGTCACGAAAGTGTTTACCCTTATGGGTTGTTACTTGGAGTCCATGCCAGTTATCAATGGCGCGCTTGGAGAATTAAGCACCGTAGATTTGACCTTCACGGGTGGCGCGCTAAGCGTCAGTTGATCACGGCCATCACTTGGCCCGACACAAGGAGACAAAGTGAAACTGAAATTGAAAGTTACCCCCACACCAGGGGATGAACCAATCATTGTTACAACAAACTTGCTTTGCATTGCAGAGTGGGAAAAGCAAGAGAATCGCAAAGTGTCTGATGGCCGCGGAATCGGTGTCATGGACATGGTTTTTTGGGCTCACTTCATGTTGAAAACAACCAGTTACAAATCCAAACTGGGTGCTACACCGAAGTTATGGTTGGAATCAAACCCTGACATGGAAATTGAAGCGGTGGACATGACAAACCCAAACCCTACGGGCGCGGAACCTACCGAAGACAACTAGCAGAACTGTTAGTTTCAGTAGGGTGGTTTCCGCCGCACATAGAGTTTGATACACGCGACCTTCAAACAGTCATTAGTGTTCTTAATGAACAGGCGAAGGAAAGGCGGCAACGATGACAACAGCATCCATTCAGGTTTACGGCGTCAAGGCCGCTTTGAAAGAACTAAACAAAATCAATCCACGCTTGCGCCGTGAATACACCAAACGCTATAAAGACCTTGTGAAGCCCGTTATTCAACAAGCCAAAGTGGCTTTCCCTAAATCACCGCCACTTTCAGGCATGGGACGCCAACACACGCGCCTGGGGGGCTGGGACGGCGGTTTGGTGGCAAAGGGTGTGGTTGCCAAGATTGACACACGCAAAGGAAGAAGCGACAATGTGGGCGCATTCTTTATTGTTCAAAAAACAGGTTGGGGTTCCATTTACGACATGGCTGGCCGCACAAACAAAGATTCCATTTTTGTTCAAAACCTTGTGGCCAGTGGTGCAGGCAACGCTTCGCGCGTGATGTGGCCAGCGTATGAAACAAATGCCGCACAAGTTCAGTTGGCCGTGCTTGACTTGGTTGGCGATGTAATGGACGAAACAAACAGAAAATTGATAACTGATGGCAATTAGAATTCCAATCATTTCGGAATTTAATCCGAAAGGCGTAGCCGCTGCCAAGGCAGAATTTGCATCCTTGGAAGGTGCAGGTTCCAAAAGTATGTTCCTATTGCAAAAAGCGATCCTTCCAGCCGCCGCTGCTATTGGCACATTTACTTCAGTTATTGCCCCAGCCATCAGGGCCGCTTCAGACTTTGAAGAATCAACTTCCAAAGTCAATGTCATTTTTGGACGCGCTTCCAAAAGTGTCAAAGATTTCGCCAAAGATGCCGCTGTTTCGTTAGGACAATCCCAACAGGATGTGCTGAACGCCGCTGGCACATTTGGCACATTTGGCAAAGCCGCAGGTTTAGCAGGCGAAGATTTAGCACTGTTCACAACCGACTTTGTGACCCTTTCAACCGACCTGGCATCATTTAACAACACCACCCCTGAAGAAGCAGTGCTGGCCATTGGGGCCGCTTTGCGTGGAGAATCCGAACCTTTGCGCCGTTTTGGTGTTCTCCTTAACGATGCCACCCTGAAGCAAGAAGCAATGACCCTTGGCATTTATGACGGTAAAGGCGCATTGACAGCCCAACAAAAAGTGTTGGCCGCACAGTCAGCGATCTACAAACAAACAGGGGACGCACAGGGAGACTTTGCGCGCACATCCGATGGGCTAGCAAACAGCCAACGGACACTTAGCGCAATCATGAAAAACTTCCAGATCCAACTGGGTCAACAAATGCTTCCAGCAATGACCGAATTTGCAAACGGCCTTGTAGATATTGCTACCGCATTTGGAAAAATACCAACCCCATCTGATGACGCAATGAAAAAAATTGGTTTGTTTAGAAAGATTGTTGAAAGCGCAACCAACAGCGTCAGTTTTTTTATTAACGGAATCAGGCTTATTGGATCGGGATTCTTTGATGCCAAAGAAGCAACAGGCGCATACAACCAGGCAATGGGCCTTTCCAACCAGGCACAAATGCGCGCCGCTGATGCCGCTGGAATTTTTAACAGAAAATTTCAGGAAACACCGCCAGCAATAACAGGTGCAAAAAAAGAAGTTGAATCCTTTGCCGCCGCATTGAAAGAAAAACTTTCTGATGCAGTGGACGCAGCCAAGGACAAATTGGAAGATGCTAAAGCCGAATTTGCAGACTTTGCAACTAGCGTTTCCGATGCTGTTTTGGGGGCTTTGGATTTCAACAAAGCGTTGGAAGATGGTGATTATGGTTTCGCAGGGTTCCTAGAGAACCTACGAAAGCAAGTCAAAGGCATTGAAGATTATTCCAGCAACCTAGAAAAAGCACTAGCCGCTGGATTGTCTAAAGATGCTTTGCAATATGTGTTGGACGCAGGCAATGTGGCTGGCGCAGAAATTGCTTTGGAACTTATTAAAGGCGGCCAGGCAGCCATTGATGAAACGAACGCTCTGGTGGATTCAGCAAAAGCGGCCGCTGACAAAGTTGGTTTGACCGCTGCAACAAAGTGGTATCAAAGCGGCGTTGATTCAGCGCAAAAGATGGTTGATGGCATCACTGGCGAAC